GAGATAAAGAAAGAAGAATTTTAGATAAGTTAGACTTAGAGAAGAAAAAATTTGAGGCTGAATTACAAATACAAAAGAAAGAAGTGACGTCTGAGTTAGTATATGAGGTCGTGGCAAACATGACCAAGATCCCAATGTCCAAGTTAAATGCGAATGAAACTCAATTATTGGCAAATTTAGATGAAAACTTAGGTAAAAAAGTAATTGGTCAACCAGAAGCCGTTTCAAGAATTGCTAAATCAATTAGAAGAAATAGATTAGGGATTAAAGATCCTAATAAACCAATTGGGTCATTTATTTTCTTAGGATCAACCGGGGTGGGTAAAACACACTTAGCAAAACAATTGGCTAAAGAAATTTTTGGTAGTGAGGATAATTTAATCAGGATGGATATGTCTGAATTCCAAGAGAAACACACCATTTCTCGTTTAATTGGAGCTCCTCCAGGATATGTTGGTTATGATGAGGGGGGACAATTAACTGAGCAGGTTAAGAATAAACCTTATTCTGTAATATTATTTGATGAGATTGAAAAGGCGAATAAAGATATCTTCTCAACATTATTACAAGTATTGGATGATGGTCACATTACTGACGGATTAGGTAGAAAAATTAACTTCAAGAACTGTGTTATTATTATGACCTCAAATATTGGTGTTAGAAAACTACAAGATTTTGGATCAGGCGTTGGATTTAGAACTGAGTCAAACACATATGTTGAAGAAGAATACAAACGTGATATGTTGAAAAAAGAACTTCAAAAGTTCTTTGCACCTGAATTCTTAAATAGAATTGATGAGGTAGTTATTTTCAACACATTAAAACGAGATGAGGTTAAACAAATTGTCAAATTGGAAATGGATAAACTTTGTCGTCGATTAGTTAATTTAAAATATAATATTACTTATGAAGAATCAGTTTTAGATTTAATATCGGAAGTTGGTTTTGATGAGAGCTATGGGGCGAGACCCTTAAAACGAGCAATTCAAGATAAGATCGAAGATTTTGTTTCAGAAGAAGTTTTAAAAGGGAGTATTCTTGAAGATATTAATTATGTTCTCTATGTTGACGGTACAGATGTTAAGATAAAAACAATTAAAAAATCTAGGAAAAAGAAAGGTGAGTAATAAAAAAAAGAGGATGTTAGTCCTCTTTTTTTTTAATCAAATAATGTGTATCTATTTTTTGGTCTTGGAGTGAAAGAATGTTTTACATAACCCAATTTTTCAATCATTTTTTTACCAATCTCAATTCCACTATAAACATCCTCAATAATCACATATTCATTAGGTGTGTGATAATTATAATATCCTATCGCAAAGTTAATACATGAGAAATCGAAAAGTTGTTTTAATGCGAACACATCAGTATAAGGGTGGGATTGATATTTTTGTCTTTGGTTAAACCCTTCCGTTAATACTTTATCACAAGAATCGAAGAATTCGGTGTCTCTATCAAATAATTGAACACCCATACAATATTCGGAAACCATCCAATTACCTGGAGCGTCGAATTGAATTGCGTACCCAACATTTTCAAAAAAAGTCTTATCAGCTCGTTTTGAACCATGACACCCAGTTTCTTCAGAAACAAAAAACCCAGCTTTTAAGTTAGGTAATTCTTTAAGTAATTCTAAACAAGCGTAGATACCACATTTATCATCACCACCAATTCCCGTTGGATTCCCTTGGTCATTATAAGCCTTTAAGGAAGGTTTCATTTCATTCTGATCGTTCGGTAAAAACCCTTCACGGATATTGATACTATCAATATTGTGAACAGTGTCGGTATGAGCCACAACACATGGAAAATATTCAATATTTTCATCAGTCTGTTTTGTCGCATAAATATTAAAAATTGAATCAACAAAAAATGGGATATTATTTTCAGATAACCAATTGGTTATAAATTTAACCATTTGTTCTTCTTGATACGTTTTAGATGGAACGGACAAAACACTTTTTAAAAGTTCGTAGTCTCTTTTCATAAAACAAAGTTACACCTTTTTTTGGGACTTCAAAATTTTATTTTCAAATAATTCCGCATTATGTAAAAAAGTTTTAAATTCATCAAGAGTATAACTTCTGTTTTCAAAAACTCTCTCACCATTTTTAAATGAAGAATATTTAATGTGTAATTTATTTGTTTTAGGATCAATCTTAGTTATTATAAATCCTTCATTAACTTTCTTTCGTCTACTTATACTATAATATGTGGATAATTCGTATTTAGATAAAACTTCATCAACAATTTTTCTAAATTCATTTAAATTGGAGTATTCACCACTATCTTCAATTTTTTCTAATATTTGATTTAAATGATAATTAGTCCACTTGTCAAATGATTCTGAATCAAAATCATTACATTCCGTTTCATAACTATTTCCCTCATATGGGCCAACAGACATTGTATGACCAATTTTAGTTAACACCCCATGTAAGTCTAACCCCCTTTCTTTAGTGAGATCATATAAACTTAATAGAGAATTTACCGTTGTAACATAACTACCAAACGCACCGTCTTTATTGAAAATTCGATAACTTTGAAATACGTCAGCTAAATCATCCTCCACATCACTAATTTCAGATCTTTGCATACAAGAATTCATTTCTGAAGTATATTCATCAATAATAGATTCTGTATGTCTGTTGAAAAGTTCCATAAATAACTCCGACGCAATATTCATTTCAACTTCGGTTTTTAGACTCGCAATCTCAGGTTTAATAAAACTTAAAATTTCCTTAACCATCTCCAAATTTTCATTGTTAAATTCTCTCATTAAATAACCCTCAGACCAATCACTATACCCCCTATTACTAAAAAAATCGTAATTTAAACTAAATACTGACGTTAAGTAATTTATCTCATCGTCATCAAAATCAAACAAACTAAAATACTCCTCATATGAATCAAATCTAATTGTGATCATACTTTTACCAGGATTATTCCCATTGAATCTAAACCCACTGATTAAATTATCCATATCCCTCAATCTATACACATCAATCTCTTGACCACCAAGAATTTTCTTTAAAGCTCCGTATGTATCACTAGTCCCTGTTAAATCATAAATTTTATCTTCAATCTCTGGAAATTTTTCAAGAATATCGGAAATTGTTAAATCATTATGATCATAATCGTAGTATTCAATCTCATTTCGAATAGGTTTGTGAATTACATATGATAATGTTGGAATAATATCACCCCCCTCTTTATCCACAATAATATAAACATCTCCAGTGTATCTATTGTAATACTTAGATAAAAATGTTGGCCCAAAATATTTAGCAGAGTCAAAACTATTACATTTTAAAAAGATAATTTTATTGTCTTCGTAGATAATCTGACTACCTTGATAAGCGTCATTTTTATTTTCTTCTTCTTCCTCCATATTTATATTTAATAAATATCTTTAAAATTTGTTATTGTTATATTTATTCGTATATTTGTGTAAGAATCGTTCTTTAACATATTGGGGGTAAATTGGAATTGACTGACATAGTTAATTATTCGGGGCATGTCGAGGCTGAGCTAACCTTGTAAAACTGGCTTAAATCGATACACGGCAACGTTATCAACAAACTTTCAGCGGTAGGATTAATCCGTACTGAGGAAAATGTTTCAGTAGCCTAAGGCGAAAAAAACAACGGGTGGATAGACTTATACCTAGGAACAGAACGGTCTTCATGGTGTGACATCTACCATAAAAGGTGTAAACTCTAACCAATCAGAGGATAATCAGATGGCAGAGGATTAGTTCTCAGTAAACCGAACTGTATAATAAGGGAACTGTGGGATTTCGGATTGTTAAATTAAACAATGACCTAAACATGTAGTACTTAATAATTGTTATGGACAACTACGAGGCTTCGAAGCCTCTACCTCCACCCTTAACATTTTTGTTCCTTTACTATATTTTGAGATATTTATAGTAAAGGAATAAAATGCCAAGAAAAACCCCTCATATCCACTATATCTACAAAACTACCTGTAATTTTAATCAAAAATACTATATTGGAATGCACAACACATCTAATTTAGAGGGTGGGTATATGGGTAGTGGTAAAAGAATAAGGTATTCAATTAGAAAGTATGGTAAGGATATTGTAGACCCACCTGTTTAAGATTGAGTTTAAAAAGAATAAAAAAAGGGAAAAACATTTTTCCCTTAATTTATTAGATGTAGGTGGTTACTGTAGCATCGGACTGGAATCGAACCAGTTTGAGTTGGCTTATGAGACCAATGAAATACCTTACCTCCCCCCTGCTATATTTGAATATTAAAAAAACCTGAGATTATAGTTTTTATTAAGTGTCTTTTGAGTCATTATGTATTCTACTCTTATCCACAGGATTTTGTCCTGTAACACTCATTACCGATTGGTTAGACCAATCACTCCTTGACGATACAACTACTCTCTTACTACTCCTGTCTCATCAAGATTGCGTCCTGATTCGGATTTCGACGTCCTAGAGATTTTTCATAAAAATACGGTCTAACTTGCGGTTATTACGTTCCACTGACAGCCAGTGAATAGGTGGGTAACTTCCGTTATATCGTAACGAACACTTTTGCTTATTTTTAGTTAATTTTACTTAATTTAGTAATAAGGTATGTGTTGTGGATGAATCAAAGTAGCGGTTCGTTTAGGATCCATTTTCTTTTGAAAAACAGAATACCTGACTACCTCGTGAAATGTCCCCATTTCCATATTTTAAGATTACTTCATATCAAGATCTTGGTAGATCTTTGATAAGGATAATAGCGACACCACTCGTTCTTTATCTTACCTTTCGGTTTTAAGTCCCCTTTTATAATGGTATCCGCAATAATATATTTGGAATTTATATTTTTCGCTTGATACCTATGGGTTATTCTTATTGGAGTTCCCCCCTCAGACTGACAATCCACATTGCCGTTCCATCCAACCACTTTCCCTAAAGCGTCGCCCTCAATACTAAAGGTCGGATGATATCCCACTTGTGTACTCGACCTCGGTTTCCCAAGACGCAAATCTACTAACACTCGCAAATTCACTTTATCCCACTTTCGTGGTTTATTTAACGACCATACACGGCCGATTATCTTTCTCAGTTATCTCAGAATCAACCCGAAGGTCTCATCATCAACTTCCTGATGGATAAATAATATTTCAAAGAACGTTTCGGACTTTTCCGATTTGTTTTACAAAGGTAGGTAAAGTTTTTTGATTTACCAAATCTTTTTTTGTTTTTTTTTTGAAGTTAGGTGATCATAATTGTCGACCTATTCTTATTTCTTGTACAAAATTAGGTAATGTTTTTCGATTTACCAAATCTTTTTTAATTAATTAATCATTTTTTTCCATGTAAACATTTCCATCACCATGGTATGTTGCTCGTGATTGAGCGAAAATATAATTTGGTGTCCAATATTTGACACTATTAATGAAATAATAATAAATTGTGTTATCCTCCATAATTACTGATTTGTTTTCGTTATTCATATTTAAAGTATAATAGATAATAAATGTGTTGTCAAGTTTTGAAAAAAATATAGGATTAAACCATTCACTTAATCGACTCTTTTAAATCTTATACAATGATAATGAAAAAAAAATATATAACAACCCCAATTGGTTATTTTAATGTTTAATAATTTGTTTAATTCTATCAACTTCTTCTTTAATCGACTTTCCTTTCATACTTTTAAACACTTTACCAGTGATGGTTACTGGAGATAAGAGTAGATCCATAAAAGGGTTTGTCATTGGTGTACTATCTATTTCATTTTTGTTTCTTTCTTTTTCTCGTTCTTTGGATTTTTCTTTTTCTTTTTTGATTTCTTTGGATTTTTCTTTTTCAATTTCTTTGTCTTGACTTTTCGGAGATGTAATGTTACCAGATAAAAAATCTCTCACATCCATCTTATCACCATTTGAGTTGGTCACCGTATATTCTATTGGAGAATCCCCAACAGTACCAATCCTTTCACCTCGACTAACTTGATTACCTCTAACTGAATATATGTTACCGACATTACAAAATTTGGAATAATAAGAATTTCCGTCAATTAAATGTTCTATTTTAATATTACCCCCACATTTATTTTTATCTGACGACACTACAATCCCATCATTAGGGCTAATGATCGTGTCAGAATTATAAGATGAAAGTTCAACAGATTTTGAAAAGAAAGGTGTTGACATTGTACCGTTTGGTAGTGGGTTTAAAGATCTCATAAATTCATTATTGATTTTATTCGATTAATTTGTTCATTAATTTTTTTTGATTCAGTAGATTCTGCAGCAACACCTGTGTTGACAAATGATTTTGCTAAAGCCTTTAAAGGTAATTTATCAATCAACGGATCTAAATAACTCAAATCCCCATAGTCAGTTGTGGTTGACGCTGGAGTTGATGATGATGTTGCTGTGTCAATTGTTGTTTTATCGTCAGGTGTTTTTGTGGTTCCTTTTGGTGCTTCAGGTGCCTCGACAGTCGCATTTGTTGGGGACTGTTTACCCTTATAGTTAGCGTTAATCCATCTAATAAACTCTCTGAGTGTTGCTTTGGTTCCCGAAAAGTCTACTCCCGCACCAACTGTTGGTTGTCCTTCAAACTCTTTATAATGAAAACTTCCTGTGGCGTGAACCTTATCAACTTTACTATTTGGGTCGTTTTTGGCATATGGATTTTCAGTACTACTTAAACCCATTCCTTGCGCCTTATCAATTAATTGCATCATCACATCTCGATTTGTTGTTCCAATATGTAGATGGTCATCATGGTTGTCCCAACGTATTTTGTCTTTCACCACACCCCCATCAGAACCTTTATCAAACTCATCCGCAGGATTATTTGTTATAGGGTTGTAGACTAATTCATCAATACCGCCTAAAAATTCCTCAGTAATTATTAAAATATCTTCTAGTTTAATTTTTCCCATATTAATAAATAACCCAAAGTTTATTGTTGACCATTTAAATGTCCCATTAAAACTCCACCAATTGATGTTGCGTGTACTTGTAAATGATTAATAGATTCCATATCAAGTTTAGTTTTTCTTTTTGTGAAATCTAAACCCAATGTTCCAATAAATTTATCATCAATGGTTTTAATTGAGAATAAATAACCTGATTTACATCCAGATTCTTCGGCAGCATATTTTAAACCATATGTCGCAACCGTTTCATCCTTAAAATCCGGAATCTCTATCACATCATTCTCCAATAATTGATTTATTGATTTTGAAAAAAGATTTACAGGGATATTTTGAAACCCCGTTTGAATTGAGCTAGTCCCAACATTAACAGATTCATAAATCACACTGAATTTAGCCATTGATTTACCTGTTGGATAAAAGTGTCCCCCATTGTGAAATTGGGTCACCCATACTCTATCAACTTTAAATTCTTCCCTAATGTGGTCAATTTTAGATGTGATTAATTCACTCACCATAAGAGCCTCTTTTACCATATCTGGTTTAGTTTTTCGTTTATCTAAAAGTGATTTAATATAAAGTAGGGTTATTGGCCCAACTACACCCGTAATAAAGGCGACGATTACTTCATTCGACATTAATATAAATTTATTAAGTTTTATTTTCTTAATAAATATCTATAAACTAAAAAAAAGCTCAAGGTTACCTCAAGCTTTTATAGTTTTCGAAATTTAGGTTTTAAGATTTTCCATATGATATGATCGTATGGTTTTCTGTCCCACATTGCAAACATAACTTGCTTATAAGGTGGGTGAGTATTTTTCATAACATGTTCAGCAAACTCTTTTTTAGTCGGCTCGGGATCTTTATCGTTATATTTTCCATATCTGAAATAATCGTGAGATTTCCCGCAATGTTCCGATACTTGGAAAAAACCATATTTTAATGTTCGTTCATATTCTTTTATTTTTTGGAAAAACTCATCCGGAACATTTTTTAATAAATTTTCTATATTCCCACCGTTACTTAGAACTTCCCAAACCGCAGTGGTAGATAAGTTGGTCATTATTTTATGTAAACGAAGATATTCTTCCCCTTTTATTTTTATTCTTTCACCATTTGAAAATCTAACCACAAAACCTTCGTGAGTATCGGCAATCATTTTCTTTAAGAAAGTATAATCTGTGATTTTATCATATTTTTTAACAACAGTCATCCCAGACTCGTTATGAACATTTAGTAACGATTCGTAATCCATTTCTTTACCCGACATTCGACTAGTCATCCCTAAAACAACCAAACTTTCCTCATCACCATAATCAACAACGATACGATTTTTCGGAAATATTATCTCTACTAAAGTAGTATACCCTTTTGGTATTGATTCAACTATGTATTTTGATTTAATCATTTCTTGAGCTTTCATTGCTTGATCGGAAGTAAATGATCCACGGGTTGCGACAACCCATTGTCCTTCATAGAAAAATAATATCCCCAATGAACCATCCATTTTTTCATAAACTTCAAATTCTTCAGTTGGTGTGTGTTTACCTTCTTCAAGGTTAAAGAATTTTTTAAATGGTCGAGCAACAACATTCCCTTCATCATCAGTTACAAGTCCTCGAGTTTGTAGAGTTATTTCATCCCACAATCCTTCGTACTGAACTTTTTCACTATAGTTCCATATAGTCAAAGGAAGAGTTGGGTGTACTTGTTTATACACCAACCCTTCCTCATGATATTTGTTTAATTTTTCTAACATAGAATAAAGTTAATAATAATTTTTAACTCTATCTAATAAATCTTTCGAAAATTTTATTCCGTGACGGTCTTCAAAAACTTCTTCTAATCTTGTGGTATCTAAACCATTTTTTTTTAAAAGAATATACGCCCCTAAATCAGCATCTAATTCATTATCATCAGACCTAGACCCATCATGATCCATTATTAAATGACTAATTTCGTGAGCCTCAACAAATCTTAAATCGTTCGTATTCATATTGTCATTATTAACAAATATTTCACCATCAATCATGATTGTTTTAAATTGGGGGGAATAAAATCCAAATCCATATTCGTTAAACATTTTTTTAAGTGATGGGTAATTTTTATTTTCCTTGAAAATTAAAGTTATATTAATATCAGGACTGAATACACTTGGGTATGTTACAACGTCTTTACTCATACTATTAATTATTCAAGACTTTCATTTTTTATACAATTTAAAGTTCGTATAGCAAGTAGTTATAAGTAATATTATTTTTGTTTAAGTAATTTAATTAATTCATCATATTCTTGTGGGTTTTCTTCTTTTATTACTTTTAACATATAACCCATCGGTGTTAGGTATTCTTTCTTTTCTTTCTTCTTTTTCATAATTTAATTTTTTTATCAATTACGTTCCACAAATCTTTCTTCCCCTCCGTCATATGACAGTTATGTTTTTTTCCCGTTCTTTCGGCAAAACTTACTATCATATCATTATGTTTATTCCTTACAACCCAAGGACATTCCTTACACGCCATTACCCAACAACATTTAACATTTCATCGGTATGATGATCATTACCAATTTCAGACCTGATTGGTCTATCTCTCAACAATGGAACTATCTCACGAATTACGTGATATGGTCGAAACTCTGTGTGACCATCCATACCAACGTCCATACGTTTACCAACACCAAATCTCAGATTGGATGGTAGGTGACAGTGTCCGTGAAGGTGCATAATACCTTTATTAAGTCCGTCCCATGAACTCATTGGGTAGTGCATCAACCTGAACGTGTTTTGACCCATTGTCAGGGTGTTGTAGTGTTCCACCGATTTGAACAATCCTCGACATCCATCTTTGTTTCTATCAATGTGGTGATCATGATTCCCAAGAACAAGGTGAATATTTTTACAAACAATTCTGTTCCAAAATTCTCTAATAGATTCATACCCCCCAAATGACCAATCCCCAAGACATATTAGAATATCGTCTTGCATAACAATATCGTTAATGTTGTTAACAATAGTTGAATTCATTTTCTCCAAATTAGGAAAATCCCTTGTTTGTTGGATAGGAACCGTTCCGTCAGGCAAACGCCAATCCGTTACACCACGACAAATGTTTTTGTGGTTGTAATGGGGATCCGAAAAAATCCACACATTGGGGAATCTACCTTTACTATCCGCTTGTATTTTAATCATGATATAATTTTTTTAACTTAAACTCATCTATGTCTATCCCAACCACCCCAAAACTTTGGTATTTTTATAAAGATATATAACTCCAAAACAATTAACGATATTCTACCTAAGATCGTCCTAATTAATAACCAATTCATCGGATTCGTATCCCAAGCAATAAAACTACCTGAAATATATATAATCACATTGAATATTATTAATGGTTTTAATATTAAACCGATTCTCTCAAATTTTAAGTCGACGTTATTTAAAAGTTGTTTCATGTTAATTAGTTTACGGTATGAGGTATTTGAACTCGAATACAATTTTGGGGTTGACCTTCATTCATTAAGAAGTTATTAATGTATCCCATTATATTTGCAGAACCAATTGGGTTTGCTGAGTGGACAATAACTTCAGGAAATCTGATAGGTATTTGTTTTTTATCAAACCGACTCATTGTTAAACGTTTCGGATATTTATCGTAGAATTCGTTAACCATCCATTTAGCAGCGTCATATCCCGTTTTTTCTGTAATGTTTTCATAATCCAATTTGTAATTTTTAGATACGTTATTGAAGTATTCTTTCATTGCAGTATCTCCTAAATCGTGGTCTAAAGAAATTAGTTTAACATTTTCCATACCAAGTTTATTAACCAAGTTTACTAACTCATGAAAACTTCTAACCACTAACCAATCTTTATCAACCGGTGTTCTTATGTCGTCTAAATATATTTTTCCCATATTAAATTGTTTATCAATATTATTAAGTAAACCAAAGATAGTTATTTTTTTTTAATTAAATTGCATTATTATTACAAGAGATTAATAATATATAACAATAAAACCCCCTTATTTATAAAAGTCAAGTGTTCGAAATATATTTACCAAATTTGTTCAAGAGTACGGCCACGGAGAATCGAACTCCGATTTTATGGATGAAAACCATAGGTCCTAACCGTTAGACGATGGCCGCATATATTTTATGATGTGTAGTTGATATGGACTCTCGTTTCACCATTTCATATCAACAAGTTAATGCACTTTACGAGTTTACTGTTTCTTACCCACCACCTTATTTTAACCCAAAGATTTTTCTATTTTTGACGGGGGACAGACCACCAACTTATTACCGACCATATCCCCCATACCTACCTTACGAATTTAATCTTTTTTTCTTAATCTACCAAACATTTTTTTTATTTTAATCATTGGTGATCACATTTATAAATCGACATTATTATAAATACCACTAATTTAACTTAAAGTGTACACCGCATGGTCTGCAAGTATAAATTTATTTTCAGTTGGTCTATCAACACCTAATTTAATTAAAAGTTTTTTAAAATTTTTTTCCTTTAAAATCCCTATCCTCACCATTTTTCGATAAGTACAAATTAGGTTAATTATTTCAGGTTCTGAAATTTGTTCATCTTTAAGTGCCCGCATTATTTGTTCTGTCATAATATTATTTTTAAGAAAAAATTAAATAGATTTTTATTGTTTAACAAAGGTAATATTATTTTTCAAATAACCAAACTTTATTTCAACATATGAGATATTTATATTAAAATAAAGTAGTGAAAAGAATTATTAAACTTACAGAGTCAGACTTAATGCATATTGTTCGTAGAGTTATTCAGGAACAAGAAACTGAAATGGAAGAAGGATGGTTAACAGACAAAGTTAAGTCTGCAAGTAGGAAAGTCCAAAAAATGGCAACAAGTAAGCCAATGAGGCCTAGAGAATATTTTATCAATGACTTATTAGACATTGAGGATGAAGTTAAAGAAAACCCAACTAAATTTACTCATGGTGAAAATTGGGAAAGTTTAAAAAACCGACTAATCGCCAAAGCTTTTGACTCAAATTTTTCCGGTCAATTGGTTAAAAAACCAAAAAAAGAATCGGGAAAATTATCTATAGATTACGAGTTAAAATAAGACTATCCCAATCACACAAATATTCACGGTTTTTCTTTCAAAACGAACGTTTCGTGATGCAGTAAAACCTCATAATTTTCAAACAACGCAACTAATTTTTCTCTTTTATCTTCGGTAACCGCGACATAGATCAAATCAATCCCATCTTCATCCTCATCTTCCATTAGAGAGTCCATATCAGACTCATCTAATATTGTCATCATCTCATCAAAGATAATGTCCTCATTATCTTTATTTTTAGGTTTACCGACTTTAAATACGCTAATCTTATTCATTTTAAAATTTTTTAGAAATTAGTCTAATTATTTCCTCATCTTCTGAATTTATTAATAAACGGGATGAAAATAGTTTAAGAACAACTTCTTCCCACTCCTCATCCAAAAGATTTTTTTTGTTACTCATCGGCATATTCTTTGTGTCGAGATAACCTTCTTTTGTAAGACATTCAATTAAATCATCAATTTCATCATTACTACATTCTAACACATATTCATATGGGTCAATCTCTACTTCAGTTGTGAATTCTGGCATATTATTTTATATTAAATTTACATTAAAATTTTACTGTAATCCAAGCTTTGTTTTACAATCATTACAAAATTGGTTGTTACATGTCATGATATTACGTGTCGCCATAACACATTTATTGTTAGTACAATGATTCATACCCAATGTATGACCCATTTCATGAAGAGTGGTTTTTTTTATGTGATTAAAATTATTAAAATGATTAGAAATAATTATAAATTTACCATGGTGTGTCGCAGCTCCACCCATATTCTTATCACTAAGATATTCCTTTGTAACGTAAACAGTTTTCTTTTGACCATTAAGTAACTTTGAACAAGTATTCTCATCCAATCTATTAGTATTTTTAACATATAATTTTGGATAGGTTTTAACAGGTTCAATAATCTTACAATTAAAACCAAAAACTTCAGTAATTTCTTTAGATACTAATAACAAGTCTGATTCAGTATATCTACCAAGACCTCTAATGTATACAGTATCATTAACATCTTGAACACCCCCATCTGTTGATTCAGAGTTTTTCCAAGTACTAAGTTTAAACAATCTTTTGTATTCATAGTTGTTGTGTTCTAAAAAATCAGTAATTCCCGCAATCACGAAAAAAATTACCCCTACTATTACGATGTTTTTTAATGTTATATTTCCCATAAAACAAATGTATATAAAAAATATTGATCACACAATAAAAATTACATATTTTTTGTGTCCTTTTTCATATCTCTCATTAAAATATTTGGATTGTCCTTCCATTCCATCCAATAGTCCAAATCTTTTAACCTTTCTAAGGTTTGTTCTGGTATTAAAATAAAACCTTCAGGTGTGACACCTTGATATTTATAGTAATGCGAATGTTCTATTCGTTCTTTAATCATTTGACAAAAAAGTTCATCATTAACGAACTCATTATGATCTTGTTCTAATATATTATCTTGACTTCCCATATAAATTAAAATTGTACACCCGCCAGGATTCAAACCTGGGACCTAATCATTAGAAGTGATTTGCTCTTTTCAGCTGAGCTACGGGTGCATATGATTAAATTTTCTTAACCTCGTATTTGTGACCCGAATCGGAATTTTGATCAAAAATAATTTTCATTTTTTCAGCTTCCTCATGAGTTTCAAATTCCCATATTTCTGATTGACCATTAAGTAAGATCACAGGAACTTTAATACCTGTCTCACCTTTTACGTGTTTAATTATTACAAACATATTTTTTCTTTTTTTGTAAAGATACATATTTTAAATTAAATAATCAAAACGTTGGTCCACCTTTTCTTTTATTATTACCCCCAAAAATATTTGATAAGAAACTTGTTTTTTTTCTCTTAATATCACCAAATTCACGAGCTTGATTTAATAAGGAATCTTTTCTAAGATCATTAATTTTCGTTCTATCAATTGGTTTATTTTCCCTAATTGGTTTTATACTCTCAGTGGGGTTATAAACACCTTTATTTTTAATAACGTTATTTATTGAGTTGTAATCTATTGATGATTTAGGTGGTACAGTCTTATTTAAAATATTATCAAGAACATTTGAAACTATCTGTCGTTTATGTTTAATCTCATCAAACACTTCAGGAGTTTTAAGTTTTTCGACTGAAACCTCATAGAAGGGTGAAGTTGAAAAATGACTTAATGGTCCGAATGTTGTTTTATTACCAATAAGACTATTATAGTTAGACCTTGCTCGTGATCCGTATCCCGTTTGTTTAGACTGAGTTAAACTATTCTCATGAATTCTTCGGTAAAATAAAACGGTTGGGGTATTTATTGACTTACGACTATTTTTATATAATCTACCCATAAACTCAGTATCTGCAGAAGTTCTCCATCCCTCGAATCCGTTCATCGATAGGAAAATTGATCTCTTAATTGAAAACACCCCTTCACCAAAAAGTCTTTCTTTACCAATAGGGGTATTAGTTGTCGGTACGGTTTTATTAAAATTAAGATACTTAGGTCTTACAAAATCGCTAAATGACTGTAATTTAAGAATTTCATTAACCATAGTTTCCCCCATAACATCGTCAGAGTCGAAAAACAATATTGTTTCAGAATTAGATTCCATAACTAAACTATTTTTAACTATATATGGGCCAACATTATGATGGAAATAGAAAAATCGTATTCTACTATCAAAAACTCTATGTTTAATTAAACTTAATGTTTTTTCGCAGTTATCAATACCGACTAAAATCTCACAGTCTAATGATCCAACCGATTTGATTATTGAGGATAAACATTCATCAATAAAGATAGTATTATTAAAGGTTGGGATTATTATACTTAATGATTTACTATAATCCGTTTTATTAATAGATGTCTTATCGTCTTTTCTTCCCATCCCGTCCTCAACATCTCGTTGTAATGAGGTTATCACTTCATTTAAGAATATAGTATTTGGAATCTTATTGTATAATTTTTTAGCAACTCGGTAATCCCCCCTTTTATACGGCTCCCATATCTCTTTGTTTTTAATGTGGAATGAAAAACCTATCCCCGAAATATCCTTCATTACCGGAGGATTACCAAAGTTATTGTCTGAAGGAACTAATCGATTAGGAAATTTAACTCTCCAAATCACAAAATCATCGTCAGTTTTAATTACATTTGTTAACTTCAATAAACTATGTTCATCTTGTAACTTATCATCATCGTCCAAGTAAATAACATACCCATCTTTAACCTCATTTTGTAAATCATTTAAATATAGATTATATAAGAATTTAACCCCATACTCTTTACTATTAGGTGTGGGTGGAATATCAAATTTTAAATAATCATACATCACATCTCTACCTAAGGATGGCTGAGTATATGATAATGATTCCTTATCGTCAACACCAATAATTAAATTCCAATTTTTATAAGTTTGATTATAAATTGATTTAACGCACTCTTTAAAATAATTTGGTCTCCCTGAAGTTCTAACTAAAATATTAATTAATGGTTTTTTAAGTACCCATTTTTGTTTTACCAATTCTATTAGGTCGTCATAATTATTGACATGTTGAAATACCCCTCCACCTAATTTATGATACCATTTATAAAATGAATTGACATTAGGGTCAAGTTCTCGACATTTTTTTGAAAAAATTATATTTTCACCCCCAAAGTATGCTGACAAAATTAACTGTCCACCATTAGACGAAATATATTTAGTACAATTGGGGAATATTCTTAATTGTATCTCATTAACCGATAATTCAGGATACATCCCCATAACATCATATAAACTATAAACGTTAGGGTGTTTTTTTAAAATTTCTCCATCATTTAAGTCCATCGGTTTGGCTCCATCAAAATACTTATCCCCTTTAGTTAAGTTGATATAAATCACCTGATATTCGTGACTTAACATTGTGAATAAAGTATCCAATGTGGGTAAATCTAAATAGTTAATTGGAGGCCCACTCCATTCTTTATTGTATCGGTTAAAAATTACAATAACCTCTTTTTCAAACTTAATTGACTTATCTTTATAGAAATCTTTAAATGGTGGGGGGGTAAATAAATCCCAATCCAGTTGTGACCTATGTATAACTATATTTGGAAATTTATCGTCCCACAATTTTTTCATGTTATCCCATGAACGTTGGCAATTAGTCTCGGTATGTTTGGGACTAAAAAAATAAATACCTGAAGTGTCAAATCCCGATATAGTTTCTTTAAGTCCCCCTTTTAAATATAGAGTATACGCATAAGGGATTGAGGATAATAACTCATACCCAAATTCAGGACAATTAGAATTAACAATTTGTTTACTCATTTTTTGGCTATAATATATGTTCTATCTCCCATTAAGTACGGCTCAACCACATAGACCTTAGTATATCCACCAATATTCATTAACATATCGGTCAAACAATCTAATGTTGGCCAAAATGAAGTTAAATTGCTGAATGACGCTAAAGGTCTAGTTTTTAACGAGTCAAAAGTCTTTGATTCCTCATAAACAACCCCTTGTATCTCCCCATTATTAATAATTGATAATTTATCGTTATTTGTAATGTTTTTAATTATCCCCTTATCAATTACCGCAAAATGAGTGTTAATTATTAATAAATCAGTTTTTATAGATTTTAATAATTTTACTTGTTGTTCATAGTTTAAATGGTATAATAACCCAAAGTATAATACCGTATCACTTTCGATTATATCTAACGTTGAGACATCTTGAATTTTCCAAGTTATATTTTTTTCTTCTAAAGGTATTCTGACATTTCTAGCGTCAATCCCCGTTACATCGTACCCTAAGTTACGACTCATTATTAAAAATTTTCCATGTCCACATCCTAAATCAGTCACAGTTTTACCAAATTTAAATTCTTTGTGGATGTTGTAAAATCCTTGATAAATTTTATTTTCATAATTGAATTCACTTAAATCCATTATCAATTTTTCATATTTATGTTCCATATCTATTAAATATACTTTTGTTTCAAATCTTGTCAATCATTAGAGTTTTTATAATCATACCGATAAATTAGTTTCATACCCTGAATTATTTAATTTTGAAATTTCTTTATTTAACATACTTAAACTTAATTACCTATAAGTATAAGGAGAAATGAAATCATATACATTAATGTTCATAAAATACAAAAGGGTGTCTTTCAACACCCAATTTGCTAGATTTGGAATATCCCCTTTTTTTTAAATTGGTTAATCCCGTGTGAGTAATTACCTCACAGGTATTTTTAAACTGGCGATAACGCCTTTTCTTTTAACTTATCAGTTGCTGAATCCATTTTAGTCTTAACCCCACCAAGTAATGGACAGATAACACTAACCAAACCTTCTTCAAGTTTTTGAGCGAAAGTTGATTCATCTAACATATCAACAAGTGAGTTTCTAAGTATATCATAGAATGGGCCATCTAACCCTTTCTCATGGGTTACTTTTCTAATAGCACCCTCCGCAACAGATTTTGAAATTAATTTGGTTAAGAAATTACAATCGGTTAGTTTTGATATGTCACCAATATCTAAGTTACCAATTGAGGTAATAATTATACTCCCTATCCATCCTTCAGGATCCACTGGAGTTAAATGACCAACTATCCATTTACCGATATATTCTTTAAAATATTCCATAATCCCAGTTGGAGCGTGACCTAGTAAACCAGTTAATGAATCCCAAAACCCTTCTTTAATTATATCTTTATCAAATCCTTGAGAATTTAAATAAATCATTTCAGATAACAATTCGTTATAAAACTTATCTTTTTGTTTTGTAGTTTTAAGATTTACGTTTTCTAAGACTACCGATAATCTAGCTTTAACTATTTTACTTTCACCTAACACATTTCTTTCTTTTACTTTCTTAGCACCTATTAAACTCTCTCTAATTATACTTTTTAAATTACTCTTATTTTCAGGTAATCTTCCGGTTGGGTTATAATATTTCATACCAAACTCATTCCGTTCTTCAGGTTCAGAATATAATTTCTCTAATTCATTTCCAAGTCCAAGAATACCTGTAGCAAATGATTTATTATTTTTACAATAATGAACCATATTTTTAGTTTTAATTTTTTCCGATAGAGAGGCTATTGACGAGTCCCCATCAGGTTTAATAAAACTATCGTAAAGTTTTTTAATGGCAACTTTACATTCTTTTTTTATTTTCTCCAAATCCTCAAATTGATTCTTACCCATCTTACCTTTAACTAACCATACATCAGGTTCGGGACGATTTTTAAAAAAAGTCTTATATCTAGACCCCAATATAAAAGATATTGGTCTTTTTGTATTCCATTGTTGTATATCCTCGACCGAAGGCTCTTCAAAAGTATAATTAGAATTTTTGAGCAGAGTTTCTATTTCAGGATATTGATTCTTTAAAGTATTACCAATACTTTTTTGTCTGTACATAAAAATTAAACCTGGGTCAAAATTTTCAGGAGATTTTTCGTGCATATCAACCTTATCATAATTCCTCATCTGATCTTCAGTCGGTCTTGCTTTAATTAAACCCTTGTCCCCATTATGAAACGCATCCATTATGTCAGACTGATTTTTAGTAATTGTTGGTGGAATTTTTTCTGTGGGTATATGACCCATACACTCAGTGAGAGGACCTTGTTTCACAATCTGACCACTAGTACCCATTCTTTGAAGCCAAACTTGATTATCCTTATTGATAATCCAGTTATAACCTCCGTCTGTCCTTTGGAATGCTAAACCCTCTTTACCAGTTTCTAAAGGATATTCGTAGGAGTAATTATAACCTTTCAAATTGATCATTCTAGGTTTACAATACATGTTAACCAAATCTAAAAGACCGTCATGTACATTACCTTTGGCATCTACAACTTGTTGTACAACACCTTTATCTTCTTGTTCTAATATTATTTTTTCTTTCATAATTATATTTTTTAACTAAATTAAATCATCGTTACCGAATTCATTTCTTTCTGGTGTAAATATTGTCGTTGTTGTTGTTGTATTACCACAATTCGCCATTATTTTATCATAAAGTTCTTTTGTAATAATTGTATCATAACCCTTATTTTTAAGAGCTCGTTCAGTATCTTTCCCAAATTTCCCATCAGAACTTATTCCTAAACACTTTTGTATTTCAACAAGATCATTATTTTTACAACCTCTTTTATATGGGAATGTTGTGCAATTAACCCACGGTCTTGGATTTGGATTTGGTCCAACTGGCACACATTTTTCACCATCCCAAGATTGGCCTTCAGGACATCGCACCTCTGGATCTACTACCCCACAAGCCATATTGTAAGATTGACCACCAATAGTGATTGCAATCCCACCATTTTCTTCCGACCAATCACCTGAGTATTTCCCATTTGCAGTTTTAAATGTTCCATTGTCAGAAAAACGACCACCACCATTCATATCAATAGTAGAATTACCCGTTTCCCCAATGAAAATATCATCAACACCCTCATCGTGCATTCTTTGATAATCCTCCGTTGACATATTTGTTGTTAAACATATTGGGAATGGTGTTGTCCCTTTTGATGTTAACCATCTATATAAAAGATATATACCTCCAGCAGCAACTAAATATTTAACAATTTTACTACGAGATAATCCTCTAATTTTATCTTTAAATTGTTGCCAATTTGTTGGTTTATTTGGGATCGGCGCTGGTTTTTGTTTTTTTACTTTTGGTTTTTTTACTTTTGGGTTTTTAGTTGTTGGTTTTGATGTGTTAGGTGTTGCACCACTTTTTCCTTTAAAAGTATTCCCTTTTGCTTTATACTCCTTCATTGCGTGGGTAATCTCACTATCTGTGTACTTACCAGTCGCCTTTAAATTCGCGATAGCCTCTTTTTCAGTTAATTTAGAAAATTTGGTTACTAAAGACTTTGATCCCATCAAATCACTAATGATCGCCCTTCTGACTTGGTCACTAGCAGTTTTACTGAACAACATGGCATTTACTTTACCTAGTTCAACGGCTCCTAATGTACCCGTTTTAACCGCGTTCATAACACTTTTACCATCCGTTAACGCAACCCCTTTAACGTCAGTTACACCACCCTTAATGCTTAATATCCCAGATTCAATATCTTTAGCTGCAGCTCTTGCGAGTCCAGAATCAGCTTTGAATAAATCGGCAAGAGCTTGACCTATCCCCTCAACAATCATTTCATTAACAAGATCAGCATTTTCTGTTAAAGTTTTACGGTTATCATATTTTGATAGTAAAACCATTCTTTTTATTTCTTCAGATAAAATATTTTTTTCCATATTTATTATTTTTTATTATTTTTTAAGAATACATTCCTGTTTGTGAATAATCGGCGGTTCCAGTAGTAAGTGCTGATAAATTTTTTTCTAAACCATTACTCTCATCACCACCTTTGTCATACGGTTTACCCGTTAATGGATCTATCCCTAACACGGACATACCAATTCCAACAGGAACAGCAGTCTGTGCGGTGGAGGATAATGCTTTCCCCAAAGTAGTTTTCCCCATTTTTGTATTCGCGCCTACTTTACCAATTGTGTTGTCAAAGGCTTTTGAATATCCTTTCTTTATATTACCAAATGTTGAACCCGCTTTTTCACCTCCAGCTTTTAATGCCGAACCAGCTTTTTCGCCTCCAGCCTTTAATACTGAACCAACCTTTCCTTTTGTGGCTACTTTAGCGATATCATCAACAACACCTTTCGCTTTACCAACCCATCTTTCAAGAAAAGAAATACCAAAATTTTTAGAAATCCATTGAGCTCCCGATTGTATGGCTCCCATGATTTTACTCCCACTTTTAGCGAGGAAACTTCCGATACTTTTAAATGCTCCCCCTACTTTTCCACCCATTTTAACCCCTTTAGCAAAAATTCCAGCAATTCCACCTCCAACACCTTTAAAGACCGCTCGAATAGGGGCTAAAACACTACCAAGAGCTCCCGCAAATGCAATACCAAGAACATCAAAAAGGATGTCCACCCAACTAAATGCGTATTCACCACCTGCATATTTACCACTAAACATTTTGTATACATCCCATATTAACATTAATCCCCATAAAACCATTGGGATCGGAGCTCCTATTCCTGTAACTGCTAAAAAAGTCTCAACCGCAATACCTACGACACTATACATAACACTTCTAAGATTCTCCATTAAACATTCGACAAAACTTCCTGTTAAACAGTTCCAAGCGGCGGTCGCCTTTTCTTTAATCCAATTCCAAACTTTTTTTGATTTCTCACCTACATATCCTACGATTCCTTTATCAGCAATTTGTTTTCCTTGATCTACAACCCAATTAGCTCCGCTTTTGATGGCTCCACCTACAGCTTTCGCTCCTTGTACAACTGTGTCTCCTACCCAATTAACGGCGCTTTCTCCCCAATATTCGTTTATCATGATTTTAACACCATTCCACGCTTCATTGATTCGACTTTCGATAATTAAATTGTCGATAGATTCGTTTATCATCAATAGTTTATTTCCATAATGGTTTTCCCATTCTTTTAATACTGTAATACTATTATCAGGTAATAACATATTTGATAATGTAATCATCGCTCTTCTTGGATTTGACGTATGTTCTTGTAGAGTGATTTGACCTGACTTATATTCGTAGTTTTGAACTTCTTGTAAAATATTGATTCCGTCAATTAACGAAAGAGATTCGTATTTCATAGATTTATCGGATACCAAATCATGAATACCTTTATCTGTGAAAATATATCTTAAATTTTTTGAAATACCTTCAAATTGTAAATTTATGTTTTTCATATTTTTATTTATAAATATCTTAATAATGATAAATACTCTTGGTTATAGTAAAGTGTTAGCTGGGCCTCTATTAAGCTTAACTATGTCAGCCCATTTTGTAAGACCTATTTGGTTTGCAGGGCCTGTTCTAGCAACTTTTGAATCATATTTGGTTACAGTTGGGTAGTCAGGTCGTTCCCCACTACCAGAAGTATCCGACACAGGAGCGTCCTGTTCCCCAATTTCACCTTCATTTTCTTTCGGAGTATACTCCTTCATTAAGGAAATTATATAATCAACATCATTTATCATAGCAATAAATATTTTTGTTTCGGAAAAAATACGTATATTTGTATAATAATAAATTATAACTATGAAAAAACTGATTTTTATTTCCTTAACCCTATCATTATTAACATCTTGTTTAAAATATTCAGAACCAACTTCTTTAAGTTTAAGTGGTGAATATGTTGTTGATAAAATCACATATTCTAAAATTGAGAATTCATCGTCTCCTGGCGATACGGTATACCAACCTGGTGATCAATATATAAACCCCAATGATAATTTTCCAATCGACACTGTTAGTGTGGGGTTTACAAAATGGCATTTGGATTACAGCGTCATCTCATTTTGTCCAACATCTCTTCCATCAGGTCAAGTTATTTGGGGTAAACAATATTATTATACAATAATTGGTCACCATTCGATAAATGATTTGGGGTATATTCAATTCGATGTAAATTCAACTACCAGAACTTTTAAGATTATTAGCGATGAGATTGAAAGTTTAACATTACGAACAACAGGGTTATGGTCGAATGGTAATTCAGGATCTGATGAGTCTATTACAATATATTTAACGAGAGTTGGGCCTTAAAATAATTCTGAGGAAGGTAGTTTGTCTGGGTATATTAAATAATATTCATTTAAAAATGATGTGATTTCTTGATCATCGACAAATAAATCGTCGTCATCATAATCATCATCATCATAGTCGTCGTCACGTAAACTACCATAACTATCTGTTATATTTGAAACGAAGTCATACCCAAAATCTGTTATCTCATCAAAATAGATTTGGTCTTCCCTAATTTCATCCTCGCTATCTAACGTGGTTCTGAAAGTAACGTCAAGAGTCTTTGACGACTCATTTAGATAATGTGATACTAATTCTTTGATTTCCATTCTTTAACAATTTTAAAATAAGTTAACAATACTTAAGAAATATTTTAAAAGTATTGAAAAGTCACATTAAAGATTTTTAAATCTTCTAAACATATCTAAAGTTTTATTTACTTGTTCTTGTAGACTTTCTGTCATATCCTCAGGATCTAACTTTAAAACTCGAATATCAATATCGTCAAACGATTCTGGTTTATCATCCATAAAACCACCATCATCCATATAATCGTAAGGATTGCCTTCCCAATCATTATCTTCATCACTAAATGAATCTGATGTTCCTGTACCATCACACCATTCACATTCTTCACCAGTGAATTCATCATGACCTCTACCATTACAATGAGGACACTCATCACTTTCAAAGTCACTATCTTTACTGTCACAATGAGAACATCCACTACGTTCTTCATCATCGTGTCCAGATGTTGTTCCATTTTTTAAATCATCATCACCATCACCAATCATATCCAATTGTTCGCCAACACTTACCATATAAGAATCATCCTGATCATTCTCAAGGATACTCTCATTGATACCCATATTTTTATATGTGGTAATTTCACCTTTATTGTTAAGTGTGACACCCCCTTTGTCATTGGCAAAGTCCTGCACATATAACGGTTGTTCATTTTGGTTAGCGTAGTTTGTAACATATCCATCATAGACATGTTTATGTTGGTCAAGAATACTAGTTCTTTCCTCATTTGTCATTTTAAAAAAATATTGGTTCATAACGATTTGTTTTAATTATAAATATGTTGATTAAATGAAATATTTTTAATATTCTTAAATCATGAGAATAGATATAGATGAATATGCCGAAGGTGCAATTTTGCTAAATGGTTTAGAGAGTGCAATAATCGGTATTGTTGAGGAATTTGGTAATGATAGAAGAATCCTTTATTCTAAACCAACAATTTTATCCATTCTACAAGAAAGAGATGGTATGACCGAACAAGAGTCAGAAGAATTCTACGACTTTAATATTTTAGGTCTTTATGCTGGAAAACAAAATGCGGTTTTTTTAGATTTAAACATTACCCCAAGAAAGAAAAATGATGTGTGGGAATTTATTTTAAAATAAATGTATATAATTCTCAAGCACTCTGGTTGCATATCTTGAGATGTATCTGTTAATATTTTCAAGACTATCTTCCTTTTTTTCAGCGTTTAACGCTTTAATGGTACCATTAATCATTTCTGATTGGGCTTGATCAGCGCCATTCAAAACTTTTTTTAGTAACTCCTCATCAACCTCTTTATACTTGAACTCATGTTTTATCCTATCCTTACCCATATATAGGTATGGTGATGCCAAAAGCATATTTGTAATACCTGATTCTCTAATGTCTCTTAAATAATTATTTAAAAACCTCATATTAAAATGTTTAAAAATATCAAGGTTTTTTAGAAACACCTTATTTTCGCCATCAATTTCAGTAATACTTTTTTTGGTGATTACTCTTTCTTCGACAGATTTAGTTCGTTTTTTATCTATAGGAGTATCCCATAAATCAACACTTGATAGTAGAGCTAACTTACTACCATTATCCCATGATACGTTATATTGGTCTTCATCTAAGAATCTTGTAACAGTTGTTACCGTACCAACCCCCCCTGGCATTACAGAGGTCTCTCCATCCATATGAAGTAATCTCACTCTATCACCAACTTTTAATTTAGGATTTATCATTTTTTAATACTTGTTATGATAATAAATATAATCAAAGTATTTATTAACGTATGAGTGTAACAATTTTAATTACTGAACACCAAAAAAGATTATTATTATCTGAAGAATCTGGTGGAAAATTTGGGGATATTATCACCCAAAATTACGAATTTGCTAAAAAAATCATTAAAGATTCCTCAAAACAAGTAGGTATTAATTTAGAATTTTTAATTACTTGGGGTGCAACTATCGGCGGTTTTGTTAGTCCATTAGAAGATTACTTAGCCGGAAGATATCCAGATCTTTCAGATCTTGAACTCAGTTTAATATTAATGGGTGTCATTTCATCATATTATGTTGATAATAAAGAATTTGTTTCAAAAATATATAATAAGATAAAAGAAGAGGGTTTAATAAAACCATTTAAATCTGTCCTTAAGAAAAGTGACGAATTGAAAAGGGTTTTTTTGGATTTTATCGGTAGTTTGGGTATTACCCTTCATAAAGTAACTAATATTATGAGTTACACATTTATTATACCCCTAATTCCAATGATTTATAATTTGGCTAAAGGTGATCCTTCATCAGTTGAGCCTTCTCACATTGTTCAAAGATTGGCGGGATTTGGTCTTTTAACTATTTCGGGGGTTATCTTAAAAGAATTGATTAATAAGCTAATTAATAGATTCCGAAAGTAAAATTAAGGTTTACCATAATTTAATAATTTATTAATAACAATTTCTCTTTCATCTTCAGTTAACCCGTGAATTTCTGTGTGTGTTCTAAACCAATCTCTAACAACTGATTCAAATGGAATTCTTCTTAATTTTGAAAGTCTTTTAAATCCAGCAACTTGAGCCGGAATCTCATGAGGTTGTAGATAATATGTTAAAGAATCTGTTTCCTCATCTCTTTCACCATCATAATCCCCTCGATACCCTTGTAATGAATGTTCTAATTCATGAGCAACAACTTCATTTAACTCTCCAACAATATCATACAATGATGTCTTTAAATCGGACGGATTGTAAATGATTTTAATTTCAATAACATCATCCTCAGATGAATATTGAGCATTTAATTTATATCCATTAAAACTATTGGTGTGTTCCAAATATAGTTCAACAGAAAATTCCACAGGGAATTGACTAAAATCGTATCCACCCCCATAATCATTATCCGGTAAAGAATACTCCCCAGTTGATTTAGTTTTTAAGATGTTTACAATGTCTTTAACAACATTTCGTATCGTTCCTCTAGTCATTTTTTGTTCTTGTATGTTTTCCTTTTCAGGTAGTTCTACATTAAATTTATCAATAACAATTCTAATATCGGAGTCAAAGTTAATCAAAATATTTTCAACACTTTTAATCATTTGATATTTAAAAAAGAATAAATGACTATTTAAAAAATTCGTCCAAAATTCTGACCCTTTCGTATCTTGGGAATCAAACATAAGTTGACTTACCTTATCTCTAAAATTAAACATTATTAAGGAGATACTCACATAATCATAATACTCCCCAACACTAATCATCCTTTTACTCCTGATGATTTCAAATTTATAATCTAAGTCCGCTCGCCAGCTGGAATTTTCAATTAGTTCTCCTTTATAAGTAAAAGTCTTATTTTCTAAAAATTTATTAAGTCTATCAATCTCTGTATCTGTTAACATAATTATAAATATATTTAGTTGTCTTTAATGTTCATTTTTCTTATGTTTTTAATATGAATAAAAAATTCGATTTTAAAGATATCACATTAGTTCCTGAAACTATCTCCTCAATCAATAGTCGATCTCAGATTGATATTTTCACCTCAGATGATAAACTACCACTTTTTGTATCCCCAATGGATACAGTAATTGATTTAGATAATTACAATAAATTTCTTGATGAGAAATTGGAGGTATGTTTACCCAGATTTCTACATGGGGATCAAACATTTTCATCAATTTCATTAGATGAGTTTGAAAAAGTGATTGAATGGTATGGCGACGATTCATTCGATGACGAACTTAACATTCTTGTTGATATAGCGAATGGTCATATGGTAAAACTATATGATCTATGTAAAGAGTTTTGTGAGATCAGAACAAACCCTAAACACAGGATTATTGTTGGGAATATTGCCAACCCAAAAACTTATGAAAAGTTTGCAGAACTTGGGGTTGATTTTATTCGAGTTGGTATTGGTGGTGGTAGCGGATGTTTAACTTCTGCGAATACTGGAATACATTACCCAATGGGGTCATTAATTAATGAATGTTACCAAATTAAAAAAAATGGTAACTATACAACTAAGATAATTGCTGACGGTGGATTTAGGAATTATGATGACATTATTAAGGCGTTGGCTCTTGGGGCTGATTATGTAATGTTAGGGGGAGTTCTAAACAAAACTCTTGAATCTTGTTCTCCAACTAAATTATTTAAACGAATCCCATTATTAGAAAAACATTCTTTTTATCTTTGGAATACATTCCCAAAAACAAGAAAATATTTTTATAAAGAGTTTAGAGGTATGAGTACTAAAGAGGTACAAAAAAAATGGGGGAAAGAGAAGTTAACAACATCAGAAGGGATTGTTAAATATAATAAAGTTGAATATACCTTGGAGTCGTGGGTTGACAATTTTAAGGATTATTTGAAGTCGGCAATGTCTTACACAAATTCAACAAATCTCGAAGAATTTAAAGATTCTGAATTTATTTTCATAACTGAGAACGCATTGAAAAGATTTAATAAATAAGGTGTATATTTAATGTTGTGAAACATTATCCCAAAATAATCTCTGACATGTATGTTAGGGCTTATTTAACTACGATTAAAGTTACTGAAATACTTAAAATATTCCTATAATAAGGGTTCTTTTTTGTTTTATTGATGTTTTTTATTTATCTTTATGTTATGGAAAAAATCTTATATATTGTCAGGGGGATCTCTGGTTCAGGTAAGTCAACATTTGCTAAAACTCTTGGTGGAATACACATTGAAGCTGATCAATATTTTGTTGATGTTGATGGTAATTACAGTTTTGATGGGGGTAAAATAAAGCTGGCTCACGAATATTGTAGGGCTCAAACTGAGGTGTGGATGAGAACGGATGGGGCGCAAGTTAATGTTGATAAGATTGTTGTATCAAACACCTTCACACAAGAATGGGAAATGGAACCATACTTTAAATTAGCGAAAGAGTATGGGTATAAAACTTTTACACTTATTGTTGAAAACCGTCATGGTGGGATAAATCAACATGGTGTTCCAGAAGATAAAATTAAAATTATGAAAAATCGCTTTGAAATAAAATTGTAAAAATATGGATAGATTCTCAAAAACATTAGGATTCGTACTATTAGTATTAAGATTCTACATCATTTATAAAATGGTTGCATTATTATACATGTCACATCAAAACCCTATTGAACACCCAATTGAGGACATTACATGGTGGGTTTACGTATTAATCTTTGATATTTGGTTACAGTTTATACTTCCCCCATATGAATCTTTATCTGACGATCCTGAAAATTAACATTTTTCATATTAAGATAGACGAATAATTCAATATAAACGAATATTTATAATAAAGAATTTTAAAATGAAAAAAATAATCATAGATGAACAGAAGCTTCGAAAACTAATTAGACAACGTATATTAGAAGAGCAACGCATTGAACCTAAAACAGATGGGGAACAAAAACAAAGGTGTGTGGCCGGAAATATAATCCCATTGGACGATATCGTTGGGCCTTCTAAAAACTTTAAAAACTACACTTCAAGTCTTTTTAAAAGAGATGGTGGTATCAACGGTATGATAGATACTTTAGACATGTTAAAGACTTTACGGTTACATGATGTTAATGATGGGGGTGAACACTTATCTTATAACTTAATGAACCATTTAAATGGGTTTAGAAATAAGAAGTATCACGACGAAACAAATAATGAGTGTAATACAGCAATGGATAAAGTTATTGAATTATATAAAGAAAATGAACATGGTGAAGAATTAGTTAAGGATATTGAAAAAGTATTAAGACATTCTGATCCAACTCCAAGAGCTAAAGAATATTTAAAGAGATGTTTAATGTTAGTTAAAGAAAAATAATCCTCGAAAGAGGACTTTTAGGATCGTTATCGTTATGGTAACAAGATTAAGGGGAAGGTTTCGCTACCACCCCTTTTTTTATGCAATTATAAATGATAGTAACAAACCATAAAAAGTAAATATTTATAATAAAAAACATTATGAAAAAAAAGACTTATTTTTTAGGGTGGACAAACATTAAATGGCTCTTTACCGAAATTGGTAAAATTTACACTGGACAGGATTCTTACTTCTCCAAGAAAAGAATAGAGTCAGGGATCGCTTTTATTATAGCTCAATGGGGTATGATTTATTTCCTGATTGAAAAAATACCAACAATGACATCATCCGATATGGCTATTTGGTCAGGGATTGAATTTGCAATATCGGGGTATATTGTTAGTCATATTCAAAAAGAAAAGATTGTAGATCCAACTACTCCTGAGGAAACTAATGATGAAACCATTAATTAATAATTTATTAACTTTTAATAGGTTATTACATTAAATTTTAGTAATTTTAAATTATGATAAAAAAACCAAAACTAAAGGAGA